ACAATATAGAGGCTGGTCTATTGAGGATGGTACTTCCGATCCGGTGCTTACATGGGTAGACATGGGAGCCATCAACGTTGAGCGTTACGATGTACGCACTGCAACCCGGCAGGCATGGCTTATCAAAGCATCCAGAGTAGCGGCAGACATCGATGCCAAAGAAGGACAATCAGATGTCAAGTTGTCTCAACTGATGCAGCATTGTTTGACCATGGCTGAGAAATACCGACCGGTGGCTTTCGCATGAGTCCGATACTCCGCCAGACCATACAGGCAGGCATGGTGCGTAACCTTTGCCAAGACCGTGTAGAGATTCACCGCTTCACACTAACCGAAGATGGTCGTGGCGGTGCTACTGAGACATGGCGCAAGGTTGCCGAATACCCTGCACGGGTTACCAACCAATCAGACACAGAATCGATTGTTGGTGGGGCGATAGCATCATCAGCGCAATGGACGCTTATAGTCGCCGTTGCAGCTGATGTCATGCCTCAAGACCGGGTCTACCTTGTCGGTGATAATTCCAGATACTGGGATGTCATCGGTACTGACTTTGGACAGACCGAACTTTTGGTACAGCACTGTGGACTAGTGGAGCGGGTGGCATAATGGGCGCATCAGAATGGACAACCATAGGTTTAGCGGCAGTGACCGGCATCATCAGCCTACTTGCCTACATCATCAAGTTCCTGCATCGCATGGACAAACGTGGAGCCGTTGATACTGCAAAGATTGAAGACCACGGGGTTCGTATTGGTAGGCTTGAAACTGCAACAGGTGAAATGCGTACAAGCATCACCAAACTGGAGGCGAAACGATGAACGGGATATCTTTTGGTCGGTTGGCGGTCGTTGTCTTGATCGCCTTTGTCGCGTCCTTTAGCACGGTCTTTGGCGATGGCGTTCGTACTGCTGAAGCCAAGGACATTGCCGAGCTTGGCGCAGTGATGGCACTTTACGGAAGCAAGGCTGTTGCGGCTGGTGTCACTGCTGCGATGAGTGCCGCGCTGGGATTCCTCACGATGCCGTTTAAGGGTGTGCAGGCGAACTCGCTAAAGGTGGGCAAATGAATCTGCAAAACTTCCGCATCGAAAAGGAACCTGCACCGTCTACTGACTGGCGTGTCTTTGGTGATATCGAAGATGATAACGGTACTCTGTTGGGTACGTTTGGGCAGGATGGAACCAGCGTCAATGTCTGGTGGGTTCAGCAGGATGAAGGCTTTCAGTACTCAATCGTGAATCAGTTCGCAGTCGTTATGGCACAGCAGATTGCCAGTGGAGATGCCGAGTAATGGCAACATATTATGTAAGACCTGATGGCAGTAACGGCAATACAGGCACTGGTTCCGGTACTGGTCAAGCGTGGGCAACCGTTGCCTATGCTTTGGCGAATGCCGCTTTGCCAGATGCCACGAACACCATATACATTGCTCCCGGTACTTATCGTGGAACTGCTACGCTATCGATTACACCAAGCGTATCAAACACACTTATAGTTTCCGGTGACCCTACTGCATCGCAGTTTTCAGGCGTTGCGGCTGGACGGATCAGGGTTACAAACTTCTTATCTGATGACGCATTGCCAACAGCAGCGGCAACATTGACGGTAAGTAATAAAACCTACTTCACTTTTCAAAACATACACTTTGAAGGCTATGTAACTGCATCACTTGCGGGAATGATGGTAGCTTCCGATTCTCGTAACTACACATTTTCAAAATGTGTATTTTCGATTGGTAATCGTGGTGGATTCTCGGTTCTTTTCCAAGCGGTATCAACAACTTCAACAGCCATAAATGCAACCTTTGAAAAATGTATTTTTGTTGGCGGCTATTCTGGTTTAACCTTTATCACTAACAATACAGGCACTGCATACAACGTAAATGTAGCAGTAACTGATTGTTCTTTTGTAAATGGTAGTTATGGCATTCTTGCAGCAAATAACTTATCTGGAGGAGGTACAGGCGTAGGTAATGGCATAACGGTCTACAACTCTATATTCAATGGACAAGGTGGAGTTTATATAAACACCACAAACACAACGCACAAATCTTATTTTTACAACTGCAATTTTGTTTCAGGGTCTGGCACAGGAATAGCAGCAAACGCCAATAGTGCAGTAGAAGATTACAACCGATTCACTTCAGCTATAACAGTCAGTGGTATCACTGGTGGAGCAAACAGCAAAGTAGGTGTGGCTGGTCTTGACTTCAGTTATGCAGCATTGACTGGTTTGTACACGATTGACTTTTATGCACCATATCCTGCTAGTGTGGCTCAAGGTTTAGGTACATTATCTGGCGCACCTGCGACAGACCTATTTGGTAACGCGTGGTCAAATACAACGCCAGACATTACAGCATCAACATTCAAAGTTGCATCGTCTGTTGGTCAGTATGTGCCATCGGAGCGCAACGCATCCACCATCACAATCGCTCCAGGCTCCACCTCACAATCCATCGAACTGTACCTTGGTGCTACAGGTCTCACAGCCTCCACCTCTGGTCTCTCAGCTCGCTACAACCGGACACGCACAGCCTCAGTATCAATCCCGCTGGTAGCCCGTACAATCGCGCAGGCGTGGACTTCTGGCGGCTTTGCGGAGGTTGACGCAACCAATATGCCCGGGGTGTATCGCATTGACATTCCAGACGCTGCACTGGCTGCTGGTGCTGATGATGTGACTATCGTGGTGCGTGGTGCAAGCGGTACAAACGGTGCGGTAATGACGGTCAAACTGAGTAGTGGTGGCTTGACGGAAGCACAGACGGCTGGTGCTGTATGGAACGCTGTAAGGGCTTCATACGCTACTGCTGGAACCTTTGGTGAGTACGTCAATACAAACGTAAACACTGGTGCTATTGCTGACGCTGTATGGGATGAAGCCCGATCAGGACATACAACGGCAGGCACATTCGGTGAGTATGTCAACGCTGAACTGGTGACCCCGGTTACTTCTGCAGCTCTGGTACGGATGGGGCCTTATGAGGTCAAGGCTGACGGGCTAGGAGCATCTGATCCGCTTGACATCCAGAAGGGCGCACAGCATGGCGTAGACATCCAGTGTGTAGACGGCAACGGTAACGGTATTGACATCACGAGCGCAACGGTTACGGCTAAGGTCTACAACAGTGGTGCAACGCTGGTTGATACTTACTCCTGTACGGCAACTTATGCAGCTGATGGCAGGGCTACCTTTACCATTGACACGACGGTAACGAACAGCCCTGGAACCTACACTGCGACAATCACACGCACAACAGGTGCATCTGATACGCAGGTCTTTGGGCCACTCCGAATCTATGTGAGGGACATCTAATGGCATTGATATTTGATTTGACAGAAGACCCTCAGCAGGTCGTGCAAGTCTCCGCATGGGTCGGAGACTGGCACTCCTACGTCGTGAGGTTGGTGGATGAACTGGGCAGTCCTGTAGACATTACTACCGGTACGCTTGGCATAACCTACACCAACATTGCGACCGGGTCTGCCTATACGTTTGCATCTGGATCCGTTACCTTGACTAAGCAGTACAGCGCACAAGGTATCCTGAGCATCCTGAATCCTGCGGCTTACGGCACTGCGGCTAACATCCGGGTTACGGTGTCCTTGACGGTTGGCACAGATGTACGGCGATTCGGCCCACTTGAAATCGAGGTCTTGGCTCCGTGATAAAGATGGGCTTCAGCCTAAAGAAAGTCCGCTTGGATTCCTATCAACGGAATCTAGGCAAACTGTCTATGGCTGTCGGCAAAGCTGCCGCTGATGTACAAGGTGAAGCAAGTAGAAGCATCGCCATGAACTCCGGTAAGTATCGTGAGTATTACGGCAGAGTAGAACATCCCCACTGGTCAAGCCCTCCAGGCACTCCACCAAACAGCGACAGCGGTACTCTGGCGAATAGCATCATGCCACAACGCGTCAATGCTACAACCTATCTTGTGGTTGTGAATGCAAAGTATGGCGTACCACTAGAACTTGGTTGGATATCAAAGGCTGGCAACCACGTACCCGCTCGACCTTTCCTGCGTCCAGCTGTTGAATATGTAGCCCCATCGTTTCAGGCTGCTGTGAAGTCGATTCTAAAAGGTAATAACTGATGGCATTTGAACCAGCCGTGATTGAGCAGTGGATCTACGAGACCCTGACAGGTGATGCCACCTTGATGGGCTTACTCGCTCCTGACAATAAGCCTAACGGTTTCCAGATGGGCATCTACAACACCATAGCCCCGCAGATTGACCCTATAAGCAGGAAGCAACCTATTACCCCGTACGTGGTCTTTGACCGTGCTGGTAACGCTGGGCAAGACCAAGACACGCTCTGCGGTAGTAGGGTGTTTACCTATCCGACCTACAGAATAACCGTGTGGGATACTGCAAGTGGTGCGGTAAGCATGGCGCAGAGTGCTGCAATCATGTCCCGCATAGACACATTGCTTGACAATCAGCACGTTTCTAGCACCACGCCAAGGTTCTACTGTAGGCGTGAATCAACTGCTCAAACGTTTGGTTTGGAGAGTGGTGGTCGGACAGATTTTGGAGTGACGGCGGTCTACCGTATGGTCACACAACAGTAGGAGTAGACATATGCCTTTTACAAGAACTAGTGCCCTTATCGGTGAAAACTGTACCGTTACCGTAGCCTTTGGTGGTTACCAAGATGGTTCCCCATCAGCCTTTACCGCTGAGACTTATACCTGTATCGCTCGCTCGGTACGCTTTAGCACATCGGTCAACACGGTTGATGTTTCCGCACTCTGTGACAGCCAGAACAAGGCTCAGGCAACCAAGGCTAATGGAAGCGTTGAAGTCGAGTTTCTGGTTGATTCGGTTGTCGGCCCTATCTTCTTTGGTAAGGATGGTTACTACTGCCAGATTGTAGTTACGCCTGGAACACTTACCGCTAAGACTTTTGTTGGTGTTGTAACGGGAACCGGCATCAGCGTCGCAAACGAGGAAGCCGTAACCGAGAGCGCAACCATTACACTTGGTGCTAACGGAGTTGCTACCGCTTGGTCGTAGTACACTAGCGCATGGCACTACAATCCCTAAAACAGATTCCTAAAGACACGGACAAAGGTCTACTTACTGTAGACCTGTCCGATGTCGCTGGAGATGGCGCAGAACTCCGCTTCCGTGAACCGAAGGCGGCTGACCTTTTCCCTGATGCTAAAGAGCTGCAATCCCTGCGTGTTGCATTTGCTGAGTTCCCCGAAGCGATGCTGTACCAGATTTACCTACTCGGTCGGTGCTATGTGCCAGACCCTGCGGACGGCTCAGAAGAATCACCACTCCGGGCTTTTGGTAATCTGGCACGAACCAGCAAGCAGACGTTCTTTAGAATCCTTGGTGAGTTCATTTCTTGGTATCCAACAGATGACCTACAGGGACGGGTAAAAGACGCAAAAAACGACTAAGAGGTGTGGCAGGTCAGGTTGCCTACTACACCGTGAAGTATCTCAACCGGCATCCAAGCGAAACCGATCTAACCCTTGACCAGATTGCAGAAGTTGCAATGATCGGGCAAGAGATAGAAAAGCAACAGGTTGAAATGCTGGGTGCATTGTTTGGAGGCAGGTAACGATGACAGTAGCGGAACTTACAGCCAAGATATCGGTAGTTGGTGAAGCCGCTGCTGTCCGTGCCTTACAACGCGTAGGGCAGTCTGCCAAGAGTGTGGGTGAAGCCATCCGCACTGCGGCAGATGCCACCAGGCTATTTGAAGTAGCCCAGAACTCTTTTGCTTCCGTTACCGGGGTTCAAGCCGCAATGGCTTATGACTCACAGGTGCGTGGTCTTGCTGCCTATGCCAAGAATGCACAGGAACTACAAGCCCAACTGGCAAGGCTCCAAGAGATAGCAAAACTCCCCGGATTGGGGCTTACAGAGGTTCGTGCGGGTGTTCTAAACCTTGAAGCCGCAGGACTAAACGCACAGACAGCCGAACGCGCATTGATGGCTTTTGGCAATGCGCTTGCTCTGGTTGGTAAAGGCAAATCAGAACTAGATGGCGTTATCCTGGCACTTGGTCAGATAGCCAGCAAGGGCAGTATCTCAGCTGAGGAAATCAACCAGATTGCCGAGCGAGTCCCGCAGATTCGGCAGGTCTTGGTTTCAGCTTTTGGTACGGCATCGACTGAAGCCATTCAGAAGATGGGGCTATCGGCAGATGTTGCCATCGGCAAGATTATTGCTGGGCTTGAGATGTTGCCTAAGGCTACAAGCTCCGCCCTTACAACCTTTGAGAATCTACAGGATGCGCTAGAACAGGCTTTTCTTCCTATTGGTCGTGGAATCCTCGACATCTTTAGTAGTGCCGAAGGTGGAGCCATGCGCCTCATCGATCGCATTGCAGAAATGGGTAGGCAGATTGGTGAGGTGTTCTCGGCTATCGGTAAGAGTGGTGTAATCCAAGACTTTCTGAACCGTGTAATATCAGCATTCGGGCCGGGCGGAAACTTTCAGCAGGCAATGATAAATGTAGCCGCTAACCTGCTGGCTTTCTTTGCCCAACTGCCGCGCATACTGCAGGAACTTGGCCCTGCGTTTATGACGTTCTTTAGCGATATTGCCTACAACATAAAAGCGTTTTTCAAGAATACATTCGGCGACCTTGAAACCAACATCGGTGAAATTGCTGCGACCATACAAAAGCAAATTGAAGATGTCATAAAGAATCTGTCGTCATTCAAGATATTTGGTGTACCGGTTGCTGAAGCTCCGTCCGCTGGCATCGCTGGTATGGGTGGCCCTGAAGCATTGAAGCCGCCAGAGACAAAGCGTCCTGTATGGAACTATAGAACACCAAGATTCCCAATGCCTGCGGCTGGTGCTGTCCCTGACTTGGCTGCCGAATATGGCCGCATGATTCGTGAGATGCTCGGCCCACAAGGCTTACCACCCGGAATGATATACGGTGGAGCGCAAGGCACTGGTGGCATGGGTGGCCCTTC